CAGGGTGTCAATTTCATTGAAGTGCACTTCGTCAAACTTAACTTTATCATCAAAGAAATGTCCATATTCATGCGCAAGTGTTCCATATTTATTCATATCGTCATACTTTGGATATGTAAAGTTCAAGGTACCCGATGCAGGCTGATATACCCCGCCTTTAGTTGTCAAATTAACTTTCTCAATCTTATCCGCATATTTGCTATACAGTTTGACCACATCTTCATTACTGTGACTGCTGATAATGTTCAAATATTCCTGGTATTCTATTTCAGTCATGCCGGATTGCTTCAGTTTGTTCAATTCTTTAACTTCCGGCTTTTTCTTCATTATATCATCAGAGGTAATTTCCTGCAAGCCTGACTTGTTACCGCCATCAACAAACACTTTCTTCCATTTCTCATATGTCACATCCCCAAGGACATAGTATGTCTTCCCATCCTTACCCCTAGCCGCTCGTTGCCCTATTTTCCTGAAATCCTCTCCATAATATGGCACTGTAGTACTTCGGCAAAATACATGAAAGGGAGGCGCGGTCACTCCCGCCTTGAAGTCTTTTGTCAGGAATACTTTACCATCCATTTCCTGGCAGATTTCAGAAGTACGGGAATCCAGCACTGCCACGATTTCATATTGTTCCACATCCAGGGCATGAAAACAATCCCTCTGTGCCAGGGAACTGAAATAAGCCTCTTCTGTCATAACAAGTCGCCCCGCATTATACTTTGATGTTTTCATCTTTCTTGCGATCGCATCAATGGCTTTCTGTGGGTCACGCCCCAATATGACATTCCGGGTAAGTTCGTTGTGGATTTCGGAAATCAACTTTTGTTTGTTGCTCCAAATCCTTTCGGAAAAATTCTTCCCATCACCCGCCCAGGGCTTCGCTATTACCTTCTCAAGATGCTTCTGGTCAAGCCCTGCAATATCCCAGCCAATCCCGAAACCTTTTTGGAATTCATAGGCGGTGTGATAATATCCGTCCTGATAGATGCGCCGCATCGCGGCATCCACACAGTCCAACTGGTTGCCAAATGTCTGTTCCATGCTTTGCTGTATGTGTAATTTTAATGCCTCCAAGCGTGTGATATGGAAGCGCGCAGAAGCATTTTCCAGCTCCTTCATCCAACCTTGGCTGATTGCATTCTTTTTCCCATACCGGATATAGTCATTTACATCCCACTTAAATTCTTTCAAATCCGCCCCGAAAAGCCTCCTTCGTGCTTCGGTCATCGAGATCCCATTATTTGCTGCAAAGCGATGATACCATGTGTTAATCTTCCCCTCTATTTCCCTTTGTGCCTGCCGATAGATTTTTTCGATTTCCTCATAGGTGTCAGCGCCTTTTTGATTCTGTGCCGCTTCAAGCTGCCCAAACCTATCCTTCCAGTAATCAGCATTATTCACCGGAATCACCACCTTTCAGAAAGCAGGGGACAATCAGCACATCAAACTTTTTCACTCTTGCCATCTGGATCACCTTCTTTTTTCAGCGGGGACTTCCCAGAAACATCATCCTGCTTGCCCTGTTGCCAGAATGGGTTATATCCCTGTTGCCGTTCAAACTCCGCTTGTTCTTCCTCTTTCTGCTTTCTCAGCCGTTCCATTTCCTCTTTTGGATCCTCAATCCAAGGATGCTGCTCAACTATCGTTTCATCCGAAAGAATCCCCACGGACTTTGAACAGTTTTCAATCGCCTCTGCTTCGTTAATCAGGATATCACGGTTAAAAATAATATCCACTTTCTCCCCTTCAAAGTTCCCTCTTCCAGTATTGAAAAGATGGACATTGACAAACCAAAGAATTTCCTCAAAAGCGGCTTGAAGTTCTGTTTCCATATCATTCGCATCTAGGTCGATATCGCTATACATGGATTGAATATTCATCTGGTTCGGATTGCCAGAAAGTCTATCGTCCTTTGCATCATAACCCATAGCATTCTCGATCAGCGCTTTTTTAAATGCTTCCAGAATAATCTTGTAGTTTTCCGCATTCACTGTAATTTCAAGGGTTTCTACCCCGCCTCCAGATTCCCCATTGCTCCTGACCTTGACTGCCCCAAAAGTTGCAAGATTACGCCGAAACTCCCCTAAATTCTCGCCATCATAATTTTTTACAATAAGAATCGTATTGCGAAAATCCTCTTGCATATTGTTTTGGAAATACGAAAGCATTGTGTTTATCCCATCCTGCAAAGATTTGACCTTTTTCAGTAATGGTATTTCACTGTCATTATATTTCAGCGGAATCAGTGGGATCTTTTGCCAGTTTAGCTCAATGATTTCCCCATTCTCTCCCGTAGTCGTGACATAAGAATGTTCAAAATCTTCCTCCATACTTACATCTGGAATTAGCGCTTCACCGTCCAAGATGAACTTGTGAATACCTTGCAAATCATAGACTTCCACTTTCTCAATAATTATTGGTGTGCTTCCTTCATACCCTGTTACCAGATACAACCGGACTGCAAAATCAAGGATTGTGTGTTCGCTATCCTTCCAGAAAGGAAGTATCTCATAGGACGGAAACAAGCGAAAAGCCAGCTTCCCAGCATCTGTGTAGTAGGGATACAGCCAAGCTATGCCACCGTTCAGGGCGGCTTTCCCTCCATTTTTCAAGGTTTTCATAAAATGCTTGCTAAATACTTCATTCAAGACTTCGATATACCCCGTATTTTTCCCCTTCACCACAAAGGGCTTTCCCAACAAATAATTCACTTTCTGGTTCACCATCTTTGCATACTGGTTATCAATGATACGATTATTCGGCAAGTTCTCCACCGTTTGTAGCTTGCCGCCCTCCCCAATCATTGTTCGCTTTTGCTTTAGAATGTCATGTTCATTTTCATAGTACAAACCACTCTTAATCTGCATAATCCGCTGCGGGCTGTTCTTCCAGCGGGCAATCTCTTTTTCCAGAAACTCCTTGTCGCCCATGCAGCTTTTCGCCCCCTGCAAGATTAGGTTCGACACCTTATTTTTGAAGAAATCAATAAAGCTTAGCATTTTATCTTCACCCCCTTTTCTATTGCCTGATAAAAACAAAAGCCCGGAAACATCACTGTTTCAAGGCTGTTTGTTACTAATGTGATATTTATAAGACTACATAAAGCACCAAAGACAAAACAACTACAACAGCTATTGACTTTACCAGTTTGATATCAGTGTCAATAAATGAATCTAATAACCATTCTTCACCATCATGTCTTATTTTGTGATATAGATTACTAACTATTGCAAGCAAAGTAAACATTGGCTTTCTCCATCCTTTATTCAAAACTGAAAGCGTCCCCCATGCTGAAATCTTCCATAGCGTAGCGCATAGCATCCATCAGGTGGTTAAAATCATCAATAGGTTTATTCAGCCGCTTCCCTGTCTTTGTGTCCGTGTCCCATGTGTAATTGCTGATTTCTGTAATAAAATTCACGCAGCGGGGATGGACAATAATATGATAGTCCTGTAAGTAGTCAATCCCATTGTTTATACTGTCTTTTCCCTTTCTTGATTGCTGGATATGATAAAGGCCCAAATCATATAATCGGTCTATACTTTTTGGCTCTGCCGCTTCTGCCCTAATTCGCTCTTTCCGATATCCCATTGCAGTGATTTCCGAAGCAATCCTCTCATTGCTCATCCCTTTTTGGTACATCTCATCAAATACCCATATGGTTTTTGACACCGTATCAACCAGGCTACAGAACAAGGCAGAAGGATCATTGGTATATCCAAAATCAAGACCAAAAGCCGACTTAACTGATTTCAGCCTGCGAATCTCCTCAATGTCAAAAGCCTTTTCTTCCCAGTTCTCGAAGATAAGCCCTTCAACGATACCCCAATCACCCAAACCAGCCACACGGTAACGGCGGGGATTGTTCAGGCGCATGGTTTCAAACACCTTGCGGTCCGCCTCATCCAGCCATTCATTACAAAGGTAATTCGTAGTCATGGCAAGGGTTTCATCATCCGGGTTGTCAAAGAACCGCTTCTTCATCCAGTGGTGTTCATTCCACGGGTTGAAGGTCAAAGTGATCTGTTTGAAAAGCCCCGTTTCAGGGGGGATTGCTCCACGGATGGATTCATCCAGCATATTGAAATCATTCTCGTTGCCGATCTCATATGCCTCCTCGATCCACATAAAACACAGATATCCATGTTCAACGGTGATCGAAGTAACCTTCAAGGGATCATCTAGTCCCCGGAAATATATCTTTTGTCCCGTTAGCTTGTAGGTCATTTCAAGGGGGCTTTCTTTTATTTCCCAGTGGTTTTGAACCCCCAAACGGTTAATCGCCCATTTTAATTCCGTGAAGCATGAATCCTTTAGTGTCCTGAATACCTTCCTGACAACTAACAGATTAGCGTCAGGGTACTTCATCATGTTCACGATATACCATAAAGCGGTTGTCTTTGATTTCTTGCTTGCACGGCTTCCCTTGCAAACCCGGTATCTGCCTTTCCACTTCCAGAAAGAGCCATACCCCTTACCAACGTATTCAGGAAGGGAAATCTTACGCTTACCGGAAGTGACTGCGCACTGCTCAGGCAAATAGATATGTTTCTGATAATCAAAAACGTATTGACTACTAATCTTCAAGATCATCTTCCCCTGAAATAACAACTGGGACATTTAGGTTCACATCCAACTTGTCATTCCACATACCCAAGTGTTTCCCTAAAAGTTCAAGGGCTTTCAATTTGTCGTTCAGCCTGATTTCACGTTCAACCCCTTCACCCTCTTTTGTTGGGATCACCTTTACTTTTACCGATTGAATAGCCGCGGTATCATCAGAGGATGCATCTTCCTTGATTGTGGCATTCTCCGGATCAATCATATCAGCAGCATTGACAAAGGCGATTTTTGCTAATTCAAGAACAATCCGATCCTGGTTCACCCCCGTCCTGCGACTCCGCTCCGCCATCCGTTCCGCAATCGCCTGTGCAATCTTAGGTTTTCTCAAGTTTTCAAACCCAATTGCTTCCGCTGTATTCACAGAATACCCTGCGCGTATGGCTGCTTGTGTTGCGTTCAGGTCAATCAGGTATTCATCAACAAATCGCTGCTGCTTCTCTGTTAGCTTTGCCATCCGGCAACACCATCCTTTCTGCAAAATAAAATCGGCTGCCCGGATGTAACACCGAGCGGCCATATGCGATAAGGGAGGAGTGTGAAAGATGTTTGTCTGCTTTCAGGGATTCCAGTCTAAAGAATATCATATTTCCACCGAACATTT